ATCCAAAGATTTGTGAACCATGATGGGAGTGCCGCGAAATGTTCAAAGAATATATTTACTTTGTCCATGGCTCCCGGATCATCCGATACGACTGCCCAGGCCAAAATTGCTATGGGCGCCGAGAGAATTATCAAAACTGCCTCGTCTTTCCAATCTGCTTGACGGGCTTCTAAAAGTTTTCCCTGGTAAGCTTCTTTACCTTCGGCCATACGAGATGCGTGCATAAGCTGTGCATCTGACATAGCTATCTTCGTCTTCTGTTTGTTAGCGTAAATTTTACTACCAGCAGAAACGGCTAATTTAATTGCCGACAACCACATGGATTAGTACCACTTAGCTTTAACAGGTTTTTTGTCAGCTCTCATCGCTTTAGTTCCTCTAACTGTAACAGTTTGAGTTTCTTGCGGGTTTGTAGCTTCGATAGTAACGCCACCTGTTTGGTAACCGTCTTTGCCAACACCTAATTCTTTTGTAACTTTAGGTTCTTTGACATACATCGAGCCTCTTTGCCAATCTTTATCCATAATATTCTCCTTGAGTGTTAATATACTTAATTTTTCTTAAAGTTTCTACCAAAATCGTGTCGTTTACTACGATCAGCCATTTGTTGTCTCTCTAAAGCAGCATCTGCTGACATAACTTGTTTAGTTAGCGAAGTATCTGCTCTTAATTCAGCTAATTCTTCGTTTTGTTCTTGTTTATCTTCGAACTGTTCTTGGTTTTGCATAGCTCTCATAGTATCTAAGCTAATTCTACCTTCATCATAAGCTTTTTTAGCTTCATTTTGTCTAGCTTTGATGTCTAGTTCTCTAGATTTTAGTTTAAGTAATGGATCACCACCTAATTCACTAATAATTTGTTCTTCTTCCTTCATATAATCTCTAACCATTTCAGAAATCAACACAGCTTTTCTAGAATTAATTTTATTTGTAAGCATTGTTACTTGTTGAACTAGCTGTTGGTTCTGTGGTTGCTGTTGTAGCATCTGTTGCATCTGTTGTGCTTGTGCTAATTCTTCTTGAAACTCTAATTGTATTTGTTCTTGAGCCATTAAACTAATTCTTTCCAATATATTTTTTTGTAACGCACCCATAATAGTCGGTGAGTTCTGTACCATATTAGATTGCATAAAATTTAAGTGTGAATCTATGTGAGCTTTGTGGTCTTGACCAGGAAAAGCTTGAAAAGGTTTCATACCCATTGCTGCAATTTCTTCTAATGCAGGGTCAATCGGTTGAGGTTGTTGCGGTGGAGGTAATATCGCGTTGATATTTTTTACCCCGACCGCTTCATACATGGATCTGTACGCTTGGTACAAATCATGTATCTGAGGATTCGATTGCGCTAATTGTAATTCCATTTGCGCCATAGAAATTCTTTGTGTTTGACTAAATATGTTAGGATCAGCAACAGGAAGTATATCTACCTTCTCATCAAAGTCTGCAACCTTAACATTTCTAGTAGCACCAGGAACATCGTAAGGATATTCTTGTGGTAAGTAAGTTTTAAATACTTCTGCTAATAATTTAAATTCGTGTTTAAGACCAACGTATAATCTTTTGTGGATTGCGGACATAACTCTAGAGCCACGTTCTAAAAGTGCAACTGTAGTACCGACCGCGGCTTGTTGATTCATATCTCCAACTTGTGCATCTGCAATACTTGCAAATCTTTGACCTGCACTAACTACAACTCCCATTAATTGTAAAAGAGTTTGATCTGGTCCTTTAAATGGTAATTGCATAAACTGATCTTTAATATTTCCGCCAGGTGCATCTACATCTCTAAACTCACCAGGTTGTAATGGCTGTGCATCATCTCTAATTCTTATACCTCTAGTTTTAAAACCAGCTGGTAAATTAGCTAAAGTTCCTGCATCTAATAATTGTCTTAGTGCACTTGTTGCTGTTCTAGTTAAACCACCAATCATGTGTATTAAACCAAAACCATAAAAACCTGTACCTGGTAAAAATTTATATTGTACAAAGTATTTTATTTTTTCTTTTGTAGGATCGTCTTGTGTATAGTTTCTTCTAATAGATAAAATTTCATTAGTAGATTCTAAAATAGTTACGATGTATGGAAGTTTAATTCCTGTTGGCTCGCCATCTGCACCCATATCTTCAAAACCTTCTAAATCTAAATCCGTATGCATTTCTAAAAGTGTGTATTGATCTTCGGCATTTCCATCTTTAGAAATTCCTTCTAATCTTAACTCTGCATCTTTAACTTGATTTTCTGTAACAGGCGGTTGACCTATTTCTATGTCTTTGTAAAAACCAGAAACTTGTTGTTTTCTAATTTCATTTTCTGACATTCTTAAAACATGAACTATTGCTTCTGCGTCTTCTAATGAGTTAGCCGAATAAGGTACAACTAAATCATCTGCTTGTACAAATTTAGAAACAGCTCTACCTAAAAGGTCGTCATAATAAACTTTCTTAAAGGTAGAACCTGAGAGGGGTAGATAAAAAAGCATTTGGTCAAATTCAGGTTCATACTCTGGCATTTGATCCATGATTTGATAATTCATAAAATCTTTTACTCTGTGTGCTTGGTCTTGTTTTTCGTTAGTCACATCTCCTAAAATTTGTGCACGTACTGGACCATCAGCTGGTAATAATTCTTTGTAAGCTTGCGCTTGAAATTGTGTAACCGCTTCAGCAAGAACAGGATGGTTTACACCACTTGCTCCTCTAAAAGGTTGTGTTCTTTTTTCGTATTTAAAACCTAAAAGTTCTAAACCTTCTCTGTAAGTGTCTTCCCAGTCACCTCTAGATTGTTTGTATTCTGTATACTTGTCAAAAAGATTAGAACCTAGTTCGTCTAGGTATTGATCATTCATAACTTCTGCTAAGTTTGAAAAATGATCTTCTGTTTGTAATCCTTCCATGGCATTAGGATCAAAATTTATTTCTGCTCCACCTTCTTCATCCATAGTTACATTTGCTTGACCTTCTTGTGTAGGAATGTCAGCTTCTGAAACGTCAACTTCTTGTTCTACAAAAGCTTCGTCAGTAATAGTTTCGTTGGGTAATGCGTCTTCGATTTTTGCCATATCTCTTTCCTGTTAATTATAACACACCTTCATATGTTGGATTTGAGAGTATACGCAATAATCCTTCATTTGGCAATGTCTTATTTCTTAGGTTTTTTCTCTTCTCTTCTTCTAGTGCTCTTTCTTGTGCAACACGATCTTTAACCATTTGTGTATTTACAGCCTCTACTCCTTTTAAAGGTGGAGTATAAAAATCAGAATCCATCATAGAAAAGTCTTCAGCAATCTGTTCATTTTTAATAGCTTGTCTTTCAGGCTTAGTCATTTTTAATAAGTCTTGTGTTTCACCTACCATATTATTTAAAAAGAAAGGACTCGATAAAATTTCTGCCATCGTTTTACCTTCGTTGTACATTTGTTTCATAAAATATGCTTCTAGTGGTAACGCTGCAACACCTAAAGCTTTTGCTGCTACCTTTGCAGCATTTTTTGCTATTCCTGCAAATTTAGCTACATTACCTTTTCCTAATTGCATTTTGCTGTAGTCGACATCTGTAATATTATTTTTTATTTTGGATAAAAAACCTGTTGAATCAATTTCACCTAATTGCGCAGGAAATGAACCTAAAGACATTGCACCACTTTTTTGTGTTTGAGTTAATGGCACTTTTGATTTTTTTAACATATCAATTAAACGAGGTCTGTTACCTTCTTCTACTTTTCCAATTTGATAAGCAATATTTTTATTTGTTTTCATATCATTTTTAAATTGATTAATAGCATTTTTCTTGGCTGTATATTGTTTAGGACCATCTGGATTTAATTTTTCTTCTTCTAAGATTCTATTAAATGCTGCATTTAAACTTACTCTTTTTTTACCTTCATCTAAATTTTCTGTTGCAAAAGTTAACATTACATTAAAAGGATTTTTACTTGCTCCTTGTACGTGATGAATATGAAAAGGATTTTGTCTAGATCCTAACTCAATACCATAAAATTTATTAAGTTCAGGCATCAAACCAGATTTATATAAAAAAGATTTTTGATCATAGGGTTTAAAAGCTTTTCTTGAATCATAACCTGCTTTGTCTATATCATCTAACAAAGTATTATATCTATATTTGTTTCCCTTCTTATCTTTTAAAACAATACTTTGTGTTTCTGCTTTAGTATAATTTTTCTTTTTTTTAAAAGATTTATCATATTTAAAAAATTTATCTTTATTAGATTCATTTCTTTTTAATAAATCTTCCCATAACAAACTTTTAGGATCAGATGTGTTTCTAAAAAATTGTGCTGAGTCCGCTCTTTTTGCTCTATTATATTCTGCAATTGTTTCTCTGTAGTTTAATAAACGACTTTCTCCTCTTTTTCCTTCAGTAATTTCTTTTCTATATTTTTTGTTTCTTAAATTTTTTGCTTCTTTAAAACCAGGTTTTTTTATTTTTTTACCATAACCTCTTTGGTCTAATACTTTCTGTTTAAGTCCATCATTATCTAATGCTAATATTTTTTTTAATCTTTCTGGTTGATTTTTGTAAGTAGCTTTTGCATATTTTTTATACTCTAATATTTCTTTAGGAGTTACTGCCTTATCTACAGTAGATCCGGCATACTTAAAATTTTTAGGAAATTTACCTTTAACTTTTGCTGCATCAAATTTTTTACTAATTAAATCTCCACTATATTTTTTTTCTTTGTTGTTAGGAAAATAATCTGTTTCATCATTTAAATAGTCAGAAAATTGTTTATTAGTTAAACTACTTTTTTGTTTTCTTAACTCTACAAATTTATTTTCGGTTAAATTTGTTTGGTTGGTTGGTAATCCTAATGTTGCTTTAGCTTTTCTTAAATAGTTACCAATAATATATTGACTTATTTTACTTGCATATTTTGGATACTTAGATTTAAGTTTTTGTGCAATTTTTAGTGCACTGTCGCCTGCTTTATAAAGTTTTTTAATTTCTTCTTGTAATCCTAATTCAATTACAATTCCACCCTTAGCATAATCAACTCGTCCACCTGTTGAAAACATACCAGAACTTCCAAACACTTTTGTAAAATTTGCAGACATAGATGCTTGTGCTTCTTCAGTACTCATATCTAGGTTTATATCTTTTACTATCATCTGCATATCTTCTTCTTTCATACTAGGAAATTTATACATAAGATCATCAACTAAAGCCTGTCTTAATTGTTGAAGTGGACTTCCACCGCTGTCAAAATTTATACGTCCGCCTTTATTATACCCTTGTCTCAT